CCTCTACTAAGCTCTATAATCATGGTTAAATCAAACCGTGGTTCAAGTATTTCTTAGAATTCATGATTTTCTGTTCAATTGCTGTGTGAGCCATGCTCGCAACAGTACTTGAAAGATTTTCCTGATAGAAAGTTGGACGACCTTTAGTAAAATCTTCGATTGTATCGAAGAACCGAGCTGCTAATGCAGCTTCGGAACTAATTAGTCGCTCAGACGTTCTTGCTTCCAACATAGACGGATCTGGTAATGATATTACCTGGATCATGTCCTTAACTGACCCGCTTTCGATTACTCGAAGCGACTCTGCTAAGACTTTAAGTCTATTAGATATAGCTTTTGCCAATGGTGAAACTATAATCAAGTAGGTAGGAGACGTCCACAAATCGTAAGGATTTGCGAATGCTTCCGCGATTTTATTAAAATATGGTCCGGTAAATAAACCTGACTCATAGTTAATAGCCTCAGCGGTTCCTTTTTGAATTAGTTTATCTGCACTTTGATATATATATGTCAAAATCAGATTCTCTAATTCTCTCTCGTTATAAACGGGTAGTACATAATCAGATGTATATTTCATTTTGATAACATTAACTATTGTTGATGTATCATTATGATCTATATATCTTCGGAATGCGTCCATCTGTAAAAGTTTAACTTTTAAGGATGATCTCATTCTTGAATATGTACCCATTCTTTTATAAAGAGAAAGGATCAAATCCACTTTTGTTACAGCTCTCATAGAGTGTTGTCCTCTTGAATACAATGTATAAATCATTTGATATAATAAATGATATTTATTCATTGAATCTAGAAGACCTCTAAGTTGAATTCCTGTAATTTCTTGTCCTTCTTGGAACCATCTTTTGGCAAACTCATACGTAGTTTTACTAGTATGTGTTTTGTGTGGACTTGTGTCCACACCAAGTCGCTGCATTATCATTTTATATGATTCTGCAACAGCATTATTATATATAACAATATCATCTCCTAACAGTATATACTGTTTGAAGTTTTTAATGTTATTTAATTTTGCTGCATAAGCAACTACTAGATGGTGACAAATTGCGAAGGTAGACC